AAAGAAAGGGGGCAATTAATCAAAAATGTAAAACTAAGTAATTAAACAGAGAACGTGACGCCATTTGACGCCGAGACATGTCCACTAACAAACCATGAATTAGTATTACTGTCACCACCAATAAACTCTATCCAATCACCGGCAATAGAAGTAGCACCAAAAGATGCTCCCAAATAATTATCACTCGTTCCGGCAACTGGATTTGCACCAGGAAGGTGATCGGATGTAGAAGTGGAAATAGCACCCCGAAAATATGTTACTGAGTCAGCGGAAGAAGTTACTGTAGAAGCTGCGGTGTCGTAATTATCCGCCATAATAACTCTGAAGTTCATTCCCAGTGAAACTGAGTGGGGCAATGTAACCTCGATGTCGTTCGCATCTAAAAAGATTATTTTGCCGCTATCGGCAGCTGTTAAAACCGTATCAGTAGTAATTACTTTAATCGGATTTCTTTGAATTTTTAATGCATTTGTGTTTTCGTTAATCAGGCTCTTAATTCTAGCCCAACCTACTCTTTTAGTTCCCATAATATGTTTCTCCTTATAGTATATTAGGTCAATTAACGAAAGGTGTTTCTCCTTTCAGTTATAAATAGTGCACACAATTCAAATATCAAAAATTACTTGAATAAAATTTTTTGACATGTTCGCTTTTAAAAAGAAAGCCCCGACCTCACAAGGAAGCCGGGGCTTTAAAACTAAATTAAATTAGTTAGGTTTAGCTAGTTGCACCAGCCTCACCAAGAAGTCCTCGTACAACAACCAAGCCGTACATATCAGGACGTACCATCTTCTTACCGTAACGAGTCATGACACCCTTACGTGGTACGAAGTCTTCCGTACCGAAGATAGTGGGAGTAACCTGCAGTGGTACATAAGGAGCATAAACATAGCCACTCTCAAGGAAGCTATTGCCTCTACGTCCAACCAAAACAAGGTTGCGATGGAAGTAAGGATCAACCCAAACATCCCACTTCTTACTCACCGTACCAGCCTTAACAGCACCAACGGTACCCTTATCAGCGTCAGCAGTAAGATTCGCACGGAAACCGCTAGTGAACTCTAGAATGTTAGCAACCTCGGGGCTGGTAACAAGGAAGTTCGCGCCTCCGCGAAGAGTCTTGCGGTGAATCTGAGCAGACACGTCGTTGATTGTCTCAACAAGCGTCTCATACCACTCAGACACAGTACCGGTGAAATCCGGAGCAGCCGAAGATGCACCAATTTCAGTACCGGTTGTGCGATTCACAAACAGTCCCGGCGAACGTGCCCAGTAATACGTACCAGCCTTTGCGCCGGCAACCAGATCATTAAGAATCTCACGATCAATTTCTAGAGCAATCTGCTCAGAAAGAATCGATGTAAGCTCAACCTCTGCATCGAGGTTGTGATAAGCATTAAGATCCTGACCAAGTTCAGGAGTCCACTTTGCCTTGAGCTTCTTAGTGATTGCGGTAATCGAGACTGAATCAACCTTGATGTCAATCTCAGGAATCGCAGTGTTATTCTCAAGCCCCCAATCATCCGTACCAACAACAGAGCCCAACGCACGAGATCCAACATTTGTAATGTTATCTTGAATTGGGAAGCTGTATGTGTGCGTATTGTCAACTGAAGCCATGTCAGTAGCTAGAGTCCCTCCACCACCAGAACGAACAGCAACAAAGTTAATGTTACCATCGCTATCGAGGTGTGTCAGACGTCGTAACTGAGTTAGACTCTGACCGGGAGCAGTGCTGTCAAGGAACTGACCAACACCAGCAGATGAAGAGACGGTAATTGTAACCAAGTTGTCTAGATTGACTGAGCTACCATTAGTAGTCACCAACGTTGTTGGTGCGACTGAGCAAACATAAAGCTGATCGGATCCAGAAGTCAAATCTGCATCAAATCTAGCAGCCTTAGAAACGGTATTAGACTCGTTATCAGTACCCAAGAAAGTACCAGAAGCAACAGGTGTGGTTGCAGTCGAAACACTACCAGTTGGCGAAGCATACCCGTTGTTAAGGGCGTAAAACCCAGTCTCAACAACAGAAGAAAGATCCACACCACCAGTAATCTGCATACCTTTCACACCACCGCCATAAAGTGATTCTTCCATAGCATCAGTGTTAAGGGGACTGTCAGTCTGTCCATATCCTAGTCTTGGAAGTCCAGCGCCATTGTTAGACGTGGTAAAATCCAAGAAGAAGATGAGTCCCGAAGGGAGACTCATGGGTTGAACACTAACAAGATCGTTAGCAATCAAGCCACCAAATACGCGGCGAACGATTGGGAATGCGACAGCCGCAAAACCCTCAACATCCCCACCAGCCATAGTAGAAGCCTCACGAAGTAGCTCCTTAGCCTGGTTTTCTAGCAAACGTGACATAGTTTGCCTTTTCTGAGCATCACCGATACCTTCTAAAAGACCTGTCTTCTCCCACTTTGAAAGTAGAGCAGCGCCTTCTTGTCGGAGATCTCGATTAACGATGCCTTCAGTTAATTTATTTAAAATAGACATTATATAATTCCTCCTTTTATCATTTATTTAAATCAATTCCTGCCAAAATCTGCATTCTATTCTTAAAAGAATAAGATTGCTTTTCCTCTTTACGAGGCAAAAATGCTGAAGATCCATTCCTCACCACTTCGTTCAGCGATTTTGGCGCTTTTTTATTTAAAGCACTGCCCACTGCACTCTGAAGCGTTTCAAAGATAGTCCTAGCTTCTTCGACTGAATCAACGTTAGAAAGCTTTTCGACAATTATATCTTTTTGCCGCTCATTCAAGGAGTTATTTTCTAAAATCCGATTCATATACAAAAGTTTTGCGTTTGAAAGATTAACTTCATTTAATCTCTCTTTAATTTTCTCAACCAATGTTCTATATTTATTGTTCTGCTCTTTAAGAGCTTTAATTTTTTGTTTGTTTGTTTTTGTAGCACCTAAAAGTTGCTTATTTTCACGAATGAGAGATTCGTTTTGTTTCTGCTTCTGTTTTTGTTGCTTTAGTTTCTGTAGTTCTGCACCTGAAAGTCTGCCTTTAGGTCTGTCTTCTTCGTCCTCTTCTTCGTCCTCGTCTTCGTCCTCTTCTTCGTCCTCTTCTTCCTCTTCGTTTAAGGTATCAAGCAAAGAGTCTTGAATTAAATCCAACAATGTAGACTCCTGCAGTTCTAATTCTATATCTTCTTCAGAATCCATACCCAGCTCGTCTTCTGCAAACTGCAATGGATCTATCAATTCAGATGCGTCTATGGTATCTTGCGCTTTCAACCCATGAGCTATATCATCTAGTGAGAACTCCCAAACCTCATCCTCGTTTGCTGGGCATGGACAGAGTTTCTCACCATCAGTGGCTGCCGCGGGTACTTGTTTATCTAAAAACCCCGGCTCTTCTTCTGCTGCTGGATCTTCTAGACCCATTCCCATATCTTCAGGTTGCTCTAAGAGCTTCTCTACAGCCTCTTTAATATCTGCAGAATATTTATCGATAATGGCTGATTCAGCATTTTTTATTGCTGCCTCTTTTAAAGCCTCTGCATCAATTATAGCTTGATCAAGCATGCTGGACATAAGTTCTCTCCTTCAAGTACTTAAAAAAAATTTCTACCATAAATAGTCATTAAATATCTAATTTACCATAAATTATAAATTATAGTTATGTTTTGGGTATACCATCTGTAAGATCTGCAGCATCACCACTATTGTAAACATCGGCAACTTCATCTGTTGATAATACTTTGCTCCATATAGCAACTTCATCAATATTACCATTAAAATGATATATACTAGATGGAGGATCAGCATTTGCATTATTAATTACACATCCAATGGATAGTTCCGTTGAATTAAGTATATCGTCATCGCTAGCCAAAGTGTCTGTCACTTCGTCTGTGTCTATAGCGCTTCCATCTAAATAAATTATAGTACCAGCTTGTGAAGCGCTTCCATCATACGTTACAAGAAGATGATGCCAATTTTCATCATTAACTATAGCCTGATTCGAACTACGAACATGCAAAACCGGATTTGGGTAGGCTTCATATATAAAAAAAGCTGGAGCCTTCTGGACACTTTCTACCCAAAGAGTATACCCTTCAAAAACACCATCACCACTGCTGGTTTTTCCAGTTTGTGCCATCTTAGCTATTAACCCACCATAACCAACAGGAGGTGTTCCAGAACCTCTTTTCAGCCAACATGATAGGCTAAAAGTGTCACTAACATTAAAATCCAAAGCATTATTATCAGCCATATATACTCGATCACTATAATTGTCAATAAAATTCAATGAAGCGTCGCCTCTGACCTTATTTGTCGTATCCCAAACTGGACCGGCATCACCAGAATCTCCATGTCGAGTGCCATCTAAATCATTACCTGCACTAGATACATCACTCACTGTAGCGCCCGATTCATCAGACATGTCCCAATAGCCAACGGGAATTGAATCGTCCCAAACATTTGTACTCGTGGTGGCGCGCTTCTCGCTTGATTCGAATTTACCAGTAGCTGCGCCTGGACCTCCTCTGAGCCCGCCAGTCCCATCCTTAAAAAACTTACGATAACCACCCACTTTTATTAGGTACCATCGCCAGTCGTTAATCCAGAACCTGTTAGATCATACATTCTTATCGTTGGAATGTTGGTAAGGGTTGCATACAATTGATAGCCAGCGTTAGCATTGACACTAGTTATATATATTTCTTTACATTTTGCATCGAACGTAAAGCTGTCTTCATCTGAGTCGAGAGTAATATAATGATTTCCAGCAACCACATCCGTACTAGAAGTTGTATTAAAATGCACATTAACTATACTAGAGCCAGATGCAATTACTGTTACATTTTTAGTAACATAAGGAAACTCAATCTTATTTTCAATATCTTTGCCTCCCATGTCTGTTGAGCCGGTTATGAATGGATGTCCAGACACCTGATAGGATCCCACATTTCTTAATCCAACTCCAGCGCCGCCTGGAAACAATTTGTTATTAGCCATTAGTAAACTCCTTGTATCTAACTAGTTAATTTCTTTTTTTCATCAATGGTTTTTTGAAGTTTTTCCAAGACTAAGCGCTTGCGAAGCTTTAATCTTTTTCTCTTAAGAGAGGGTTTTTCATAACGCTGACGTTCTCTAAAATCTTCAATAATTCGTTCATTTTTTACTTTTTTATTAAATCTCTTGATCATTTTTTCTGCTGATTCATTCCGATATCGAGGAGTAACTTCTACATTCACTGGTCTTTTTGACATATTCTATATCCTTATCCTGCTAATTGCTTCCATTTTTTTCCACCCAATGCAAATATTCCCGATATGTCTACGCCAGCGTCGGATGGATCAACGCCTGCCAAGGCGCCTTGAGCTTTTGAAGCTCCAGGCACACCCTGTTCAGATATCGGCTTAACATCTTTAAAAACATCAGAAAATCCTGTTGCATTTAATATACTAATTTTTCGTTGACGTTCTGCTTCTGCTCTTTGTTCTAATAAATTACGTCTTTCTAAATCTAATGCTTTTGACTGTTCATCAATCACATTAGTTTGAGTCGCAACATGTGCAACCTGCATTGGCTGAACCCCTCTCACCACCTCAGAGACAATATTAGATAATATTCCCTCTTCAAATAAAATCTCTTTTATACAATCTTTAATGAGTGGTTTAAGTACTTTTTTTAATTCTGTCTTTTTCATATTACCTCTATGTTTGTTTGACATCCCCTGGCTTTGGATCGCGATAGTTAATTTCACCAGCTGCAGCTTCTTCTGGAGTTGTTGCAAACCCATCAGGCGAACCCGAATCCCCAGGCTGTGGCATGACAGTTCTAGGATAAATGCCCGCTCCTTTTGCCTGAAGCGCCTTTAAGTTATCCGCAAAGTGTTTTGCTGCTGCCTCTTTAGTAGGTTGAGCAATTAATTTTGCATTGTATAATTTCTTCACTGTCGTGTTAGCTAAATCTGCCCTTGCTGGCTTTTTTATGTCTTTTCCTGTTTCCGGATCAACTTCACCAGTTTTTACCATCACTTCAGGCTTTAAAGCAAGATCGTATATATCGTCAGGCTTAACATCATAAATGTTTTTACCCTTGAAATCCTTAGTTGGTGATTTGCCAAAAAGAGTATAATTCATATAATGAAGCAAACCTAATGCGCCCTTCTCACTTTTTATACCTGGAGCCGTTATATCGGCAATATCAACCATCGCATTTGGGTTTGTTGTCATAAACTGACTCCATCGATGGTGCCCATCAAGGATGTGATTGTTAAAGACTAAAATAGGAAATTCACCAGTTCTTGATTTTAGCATGCCTCCTGCAATAGCTCGATCTAAATTTGTTGGACCTGGGTTGTCAAAATCCTCATCCATGGATTGATCATTGAGACTTTGACCAGTTCCAATTTGACTTTGGGTTGGAGTTAGATCCTTTGCCGCAATTGCCTTTGGTTTGTGTTCAATTTTTATAACTTCATCACTAGGTCCAGCCGCGTCTGTTCTTCCCGCTTTTAATGCGGTTTTAAGCTTTGGATCATCATTCAACTTTTTAACTGCCGCTAAAACCTCTGCAGGACCAGCATTAATATCTACTAAAGCCCCGCCTGATGTTGGAGTTTCTTCTGGAACCTCTTCTGGAACCTCTTCTGGAACCTCTTCTGGTACTTCAGAGGTTTTCTCAAGTTCAAGTTCTTCTTTCAAAATTTGCCTTTCGTACCTTCTAAAGTTCTCTAAGATTTGTTTCATCTTCATAACAGCTGCCCCCTATAGGTTTTTTAACTCTTCTTTAATTATTCTTTTAAGTTTAGATTTTTTATTTTCTTGGAGGTATTCGGCATATGGATTTTTGCGCCCTGAACGTCTCTTCGTTTTTCTAAAACTAACATCGAAGTCTGGTCTTCCTTCGCTTTCATAGTCTTCAACCCAATCTTCCTCTTCCCATTTTTTAGCGCTCCGCATCCCTTCTTTGTGTTTGTCCATATTCTCCCGCCATTCCTCGTGTTTCTCTTTTAGCTTATCTATAAGGCGCTCGGCTTGGTGATCGAGCATACGGAGCTTTGATTTTAGCTCTTCAAAACCCTCCATGTTAGAACCCCTACCTGCTTCAATTCTTCCAGTTCCCTTATATCCCCACCCACCATGGAGCACATCTATATCTGCTTCCTCAATTTGGCCAGTTTCTTTGCCAACTCTTATAAATTCTTCAACCCGTTCATTAAAAGCTTCCATACGTCCGTCGCAAATTTTTCCATGATCATCTCGACAAAGCCTTGTTCCAACAGTCGGTGCGCGGGGATCATGATTTGACATTGGCTGATCATGTCTATTATAAAGCATTTGATCGTACCTTCTTTGCACGCTTTTCCACAACGTTTGAAATTCAGAAAACAATTCATCTCTTTCTTCTGTTGAGGTGCTTGGTTCTGCTTCTGGTTCTGCTTCCTTCTCTTTCTTTCCAAAAGGCCACCAGCCTTCTTGCAATGTGTTTTGTAATTCTTCTTTGATAAGTTTCTTAAGTTGTGCTTTGGTTAGTTTCATTTTATTGTATCCTTAATATTTCATTCAATGCTCGATTAATTTTGTCACCTTTGGTAAAAACAGTGTTCATAAGCTCTCTTTGTCTACTTTCTTTAACCATGTACGCATTTGGGGTTGATGGTTCTGAAACGAAATCAAAACAAATTAATTGAAAATCATCTTCAACTATAGTATCGCCACTGCTTTCTTTAACTGAGCCCAGTCCTCTAGAAGAAATCCCAAGCTTTACATTAGATTCTATTAAACCTGAAAGAATTTGTCCCGCTGGCGTGTTTAAAACTCTAACTTTGCCCATAACAGCATCACCATCCCACCAAACATCAGTAACGAGATGTGAAGCATTTTTGAGATTGATAATAGAATCTTCTGGGTGATCAAGTTCCCCTAAAGCTCTGTTCTCTTTAACAAGTTTGCCGTAATTTGACATTTCTCTTTCTAGGATCGGTCTAGGATAGATTCGCCCATTACCATTTCTTGTGTCGCAGCGTTGCATGATTCCAGACATGAAAACAATACCTTGCGCTGAGAGTCTTTTCTCTTCCTCTGTTAGAAGATCTTGACAAATGCCACCTGGACATAGTTCATAATATTCTCTAAGAAGCAGTTTTGACATTATAATCCCCTCTCATTGTTGAACGGGCGCAACCCGCATGAATGAACAGCCATTCTTACAACGCCTAACTGGGCGTATTTTCCATACCCTATCCATTGTTTGCATTTCGATGTTCATGTTTTATTCCTTCGTCCCCAAATACCGTGCACAAAATATATGAAGTACCAGAACTTAAGCACCCCAATAATATTAAATTAACTAAAGTATATTCAAATGTAAATAGTTCTGTGTTTTCATTAATACCAAATAAAAGCATTCCTACCCAAAAACCCATACACATGGGACAGTGAAAGAGTTGTCCAAATCCTTTTAGCCATTGTTTAGAAGGTCTGATTTTGTTAAAAATGGAGCCGTATACCAACATTTGTGTAAGCCCATATGCTATTAGAATAAAATACAATAATTGCATATTAGTTTCTTACCTGTACATTCCATGAAGTGCGTATGCTGCAGCGGCACCCGGCCATTTTCCGTATCCACCCTTCTTCGGATCGTGTGGGATTTCCCCTAGCTCTGTAGAGTCATCAGCATCAGGCTTGAAAAGATGATCTTCAATTTCTTTTTCATATTCTTCACTACCTTTGTTATACTCTCTCTCTTCTTCAATAAACTTTGATATAACAAAAACAGCCACTTGAATTGTATCAACATCATCGGTGTCGGGTATTGTCCCCTCTAAAGAGCCATAAACATTGCCGCCTCTTATACTATCATGCAATACGACACCTTTTCTTGCTAAGAAATCAAACAACCTGCTTTGAGAAGCATAGATATGATCTCCAAATTCATCTTTTGGAAAAGAGGTGATTTTATTTTTCTTACCATTAATAACAATATCAATATCAGTGTGATCAAAAACTATCAAGCTGCCATCTAAAAGCTTCCTCATTCTAAGGAATACCTTAGCTTGCGGCTCCAGCTTCTTTAATACTTTATATGCTGCAGCTGCATCTGAATCGACTTTTATATTAATAGACATTATTCTGTTATCTCTCTTGCCAAGCCTTGAATCTTTAATATTTGTCTCACCACATCTTTATCTATTTTTTTGTTTTTAAATCCCTCTAAAAGATTTAAAACCTGTTTTGTTTTATTGTTCATCTCATCATCAGCTTTGATAACTTCCATTTTAAATGAAGAGTTGACAACCCTTTTCAAGCGTGGTATTTCTTCATTTAAGAAGATCTTCAAATCAATTCCATTATCTGAAAAGGACATAATGTAGTGATTTAAGAGCGTGTTCTGTTCCTCTAAAAATTGTCCTGAATATGTTTCGTTATACTTCTTGACAAAAGTTCTAAGAGCTAGATTTCCAACGTTTTTATCTTCTCTACTGTTATCTATAGAGTTAACTGTTAGTTGTTCAAGAATTGTACTTTCTAGCAGAACTCGTGCTTTAACAGTTGTGCTATCTCCGAATATTTGAAAGATAGTAGCCATGTTCTTATAGTTGGGCACAAAATTAGAAAACACGCTTTTTGATAATCTTTTATTAATTTTAGAAATTAGTACACTCTGTTCCTTAAACAAAGAAGCTTTATTAATTTTTGCATGAGAAATTTTTGACTCCTGTATTAACTTTTCAGCAACATATGGCTTCATATCTTTAGACTCCGTAAGTGTTTTATAAAGTCGCAATTCCTTGCCCAGTGCAGTGTTTTTAGAGAAACACTCTCTTATTAAAGAAATGGTACAATTTTTTCTTTTTAAATCATTTGATATGGTACTTTTAACAACTTCTCTTGCCAGTATTTCAAATAAAAATGCAGTATTTCTCTTTTTATTATGTTTTAACTTCATCTCTTATTTCTAGCTCCTTAATTAAATCTTTGATTTCTTTTGTAACTTCGAATAATTTACGTTCTTCGTCTTTATAATTAGTATCAACATTCTCAGGAATCCCTTTACCAAGACTAAACAGTTCTGAACCTCCAGGGATTATTTGTCTTCTAGGTAATTTTCCCATTTCAATAGCGCCCCAGCTTCCCCAGTGTCTGGAGCGGGCTCCAGCGGGTCTGTTATCCCACCCGCGCTCAACTGAGACTGGTGTGTATACATGCCCCTTTCCACGTGGGCTTGTGTGAGATCCATCACGGTGATAGACATAACCATCATCACGCTTTGCTGGGGGAGCAGCCAGCAACGCAGTGTCTTCTTCACCGCCCAAGTCTTCTTCGGGTGCCATTTCTTCTTCACCGCCCATGTCTTCTTCACCGCCCATGTCTTCTTCGCCGCCCATGTCTTCTTCGCCGCCCATGTCTTCTTCACCAAACTCAGCCGCATCGCCACCGCCAGCGCTGCCCATCGCTGCACCCTCTTCGGCAACGGCTTCAAGCGCTGCATCGAGCTTTCTATCAAAGAACATCTCTCTTTGATTTCTAAGATACTCTTCTTCAGACATGCCAAGTATTTTAACGGCTACCCACCTTCTACTAAAATACCCTTCCGTCGCGCCGGCTGCTGTATCAAATTTAGTTTTCCAATGTTCAAGCTCTTGCAACTCAGCAATTTTAGAAGGATTATTTAATTTAAGTTTAAAGGAAGTCAAATCATCCCCTCTAAAGCCCAGTATATAAAGGTGAATAATTCCTACTTTTTCTAATTCAGAAATGATTGATCTTTGTAATCTTTGAATAGTTCTAGCAAATCGAATATCTTTTTGAGCTAAAGTGGTTTTATCTTCATCTGCACCCTCGCCGCGAGCCAAATATGATTGTGGTATTTTTAAAGCTGAGAATAGTTTATCTCTTAGATATTTGACATCATCAATATCGCCCGTATACGATCCGCCAGGCAATGTAGTGATTTCAGTACCAACTCCATTGCGCACAGGAATAAAATAATCTTCTTCAACACTCATCGGATTGTAACGCAAGTCAACACGTCCCGTATCTGGATCTACAATTTGATTTCTCTTCATTGAAGTTATAACTTTCTGCATATAAGCTTCAACATCTTGTGGTGGAATATTGCCCACTTCCACCTTAAACTGCCTTCTTTCTGGTGCGCGGACAATACGATAAGCCATCATTGCATCTTCTAGAAGTGTCAATTGCCTCCAAATTCTCCTGGCAGCTTCCAATACAGATGTGCCATATGGTGCATATTTATCATTACCTAAAACTCTAAAATGTGCCATCTGCCAATTTTCCAACGTTATCCCTGCATCGTTCCATTGAAACTGAACATAGTTTGGGTTTGTCTTATCTTCACCTTCAAGTCTTTCTACTTGTGGCGCAGGAAGTCCAATAACATTTTTAACACCTATCTCTTCATCAATGTCTAGATACAGATAAAAATCTCCATACTTGCACATGGTGCGACACCAACCAAACATGTTAAATTCTATATTAAGAATGTTTATGTAAAGGGAATGTAAAATCGATTTAATTTCTTCATTGTCACATTCTATACGCAACATTTGTCTTAAATCGCTGTGCGTAGTCATTTCATCAGCATAGATGTCTAACCCAGAAGCAATCTCTGGAGTGAATTCCATTTGATCAAAATCAGAATAGCGCTGCATTCTATTTTGTTGAGCCATGATGTTTGCTGTAAGCGACTCATATGGATTATAAGAACTTCTTTGAAACTTTTGTCCTGCAGTGTCTTTAAATATTTTTGCATATTTATCTAATCTTCTTCTTCGAAGTTGTCGTGTGGTTTGCGATCTATAGTTTATAATTGGTCCTGAAAATAAACGGGTAAGCTTTTTAAACAGGGTAGAGGCGGGATTTTTGGGATTATGTTTATTGTCTGCCATTAATTTTTATCCTTTTAACAACCATAAATATTCTTTCTTAGTTTTATTAGTTTCTTTAATATTATCAAAATACTTGTCATTCACCTCCAGCGCTGGTGATTTGTGCATACCAGATATATGTGTGTCTATAACAGAATTTGATTTTATCATACTCTCAATAAAAACTTTATTATATTCCACAGCTCTTTGATTTTCTATAATAGCTGTATCTCTCACCCAACACCCAATAGCACAAGCCATAATTAAATCATCATTATAACCCCTTTGAGCTTCCGGCTTCCCATGATACCAAACAAACGTATCAAACTCTGCCAAAAACCTTGAAGAGTAAATAGTTAATAATTTATTTCTAATGAATTCTTCAAACTTTGCAATAATCAAAGGACGAGTTTTTGAAGAGGTGGTAAACCCGGCAATAGCGTTACTTTTTGTTTCGGCTCGATACTGATCGATATATTCATGCGTTGATTTTACTGAGTGGAAGACGTTAGGATAGTTTCTTTCCATCAATTTGTCCAAGACAGTAAAGCCAACAGAATTATTTTCTACCACAATCATACAATTGCCATATTCACAGCCAGCATCGTGAACGATCGTGGAAAATATATCAGGAGTTACCTTACCCTGATATTCAGCAATTATTTCTAAAGTCTCTAACTTCATAATATGAAAAACAGAAAAGTCAGCACCATCACCCCTTGCAACGTCAGCTGTTAATAAATACGTATTATCAGACTTATACTCTTCCCATATCCAAAAGTTTCTATCAAACCCAGTTCTATGTTTTGGCTCTTTAACGTTCTGCTTCAACCTCTTTATATCGCCATGATGAATCACAGTTTCTCCGGAGGTGTTGAAATTACACTCAAGCTCTTGTGCAATTTGTCTTTGAGACATGTTTCTGGTTTCTTTTTCAAACCACTCATCATCACGATCAGGGTGTGTATACCACATCAATTTCACAGGATGAAAATCATTTTTCTGTTGATCAGCTTCAACATAAATTTTATGAAACCAATTACCAACACCATTCGGAGTTGAAAGCGCAATACATCGTCCACCAGTTGAAAGCGTGGGATACAAGCCAGTCCACAAATCATCCAAACCTTCAACATGTGCCGCCTCATCAATAACCAGCAATGAAAGGGCTTCTGAACGCCCAGCGTCGGACGATGTTGTAGATGCTTTTATTTCAGAGCCATTACTTAACACAAATGAAGTTCTGTTATCAATTGAAACTGTTGCCACTTGCCTTAACCACGAAGGTAGGCTCTTTATAATACTCTTTACTTTTTTAACTAGGTTGGCAGCAGTTCCAAATTTTGTTGCCATAACAAGAACATTTTTGTCACGATGAAAAAGCATCAACCATGCAATATATACAGCCGTAATAGTAGAAATACCAAGCTGACGTGCCTTCAAGATCACGACAAAACGATAATCATTATAATCTTCTAACAACTGTCCTTGATAATCATAAGTTTTAAAAGGAATCAACCCTTCTAAGGGGTGAGAAATTTTCGCATAACTATTTGTAAAATAGGATGGATCTCTACCGCATTTTATAATTTCTTTTAGAATTTCTTTTTTTGAGGGTTGATAACTCATAATGTGTTTTAATCATTTTTTCTTGTAATATTTGTTGGCTTTTTTGCGCCCGAATATTTATCTTTTCCTATCGACAAAAACTTCTCAATTGCTTTATCCAACCTATCTTTAGGAGTACCTGCAGATACTGGCTCAACTTCGTTCAATCCACCAATTTTGTATGTCTTATTAGCCTGACACCAAGTCCTAATATTGGACATGTTTTGTAATAAAACTTGGGCATCCCCTTGAGAAGTTAATGTTAGGCTATTTCCAGTAACAGATTTATATTCCTTTCTAAGAAACTTAGTAATATCTGAAAATATTGACTCTACATCATTAACAAAGTTATTATTATGCACCTCTTTAATGGGAAGCTCTGAGTGATAAAGAACCACTAATTTAT